AGATTAAAACCGCACAGGCGCAACAGTCAAAAGTGATGCACCGCTTAGGCGCGGCGGCGCGGTTCAAAATGCTGCTTACAGGAACACCGATTACCAACAACCCGCAGGATTTTTTCTCTCAATACAAGTTCGCGGATGCCGAGATTTTTGGGCTTAGTTATTACAGCTATATGCGGCGGTACACTATCCCCGGCGGCTATGGCAACCGTCAAATTATTGGTTATAAAAACATGGCGGAGCTTGTGGAAAAGGCGCACAGCATTGCGTTTCGCATCAAGCTAGAGGACGCTGTGGATTTGCCCGAAAAGATTGACGAGATACGCAGCCTTGAGCTAGAACCTAACGCTAAGAAAATCTATCAGAGCATAGACCAAGAAAGCTATGCGGAGTTGATGCAGGGCGAGGTTACAACGCGCAATATCTTAACGCGGCTACTGCGCCTTAGTCAATGCACAGGCGGCTATATCCGAAATGACGAGGGCGGCTTGGCTCAAGAGGTTAGCCGCGCCAAGCTAGATGCGCTTGAGGATATTTTGGACGAATGCGGTTCTCAAAAGGTGGTTATCTTTGCCCGCTTCATTCCCGAGATTGAAGCGATAGAAAAGCTCTTAAAAAAGCGTAATGTTAAATACAGCGTGATTCACGGCGGCATTACCGACCGCGCCGAGCAGGTTGCACAGTTTCAAAACGATAGCGATTGCAGGGTTTTTATCGGGCAGCTACAAACGACATCTATGGGCTTAACGCTTACGGCGGCCAATGTCGCGGTGTTCTACAGCTTAGACTTTTCATTTGCTAACTACGAGCAGAGTCGCGCCCGCATCCACAGGATAGGTCAAACGCAAAAATGTCTATATATCCACCTTGTCGCAAAAGGCACGGTTGACGAACAGGTAATGTCTGCACTCAAAACTAAGGGCGACATTGCGCGGCTTATGGTGGACGACTACAAAAAAATATCTGGAGGTTCTTAATGGACGAAAATAAAAGGTTTGAATTGGCGGAGTTTCTAAAGGAACTGCGCGACGAGAAGAAGGATTTAGAGGCTAAGGTTAAAGGCATCAATGCCGAGATTGAAAGCGTACAGGCGGAGCTTGTCGCAGATTTAATTGAGCATGAGTCAACGGGCTTTAATCACAAGGGCTTTAATTATTCGCTTGTTATAAAGGAATACCCGCAGCAGAGGTTGAGCGCAAGGACGACTTGTATGCGGCAATGCGGGAGCAGGGTCACGAGGATTTATTCACTATAAATTCTCAAACGCTGTCGGCTACGATTAAGGAATGGAAAGAAAGCAACGGCGGGGAGCTTCCCGCTTGGCTAGAGGGTCTTATAAAGATAGCCGAGAAATCTACAATACAAATCCGCAAAGGGCGGAAAGTATAGAAACAAAAATCATTTTAAGGAGGGTTTTCTATTATGGAAAACAAAAACAAAGCGGTCGCGGTTGCGGCCAAAGAAGAAAAGGCTCTTGTTGAGTACGGAGCCGAGAGCGCAAATTTAGCGCAGATGCTTGCGGAGGAAATGGACGGCTTGAGCCTTACATTTGACCGCATTAAAATCCCAGCGGGCGGCGGTCTAGCCTACGAGGTGCCGAGCGACGATGTGAATAACCCCGACACAGTCAAAGAATTTAAGGCGGTCATTTTGTACCACCACCCTGTGCATACCTATTACAAGGAAAAGTACACAGGCGGCAATACACCTCCCGACTGCGGCTCTATGGATGGGAAAACGGGCATTGATGCTGACGGGGTAGTTAATGCTTGCAAGGAATGCGAGTTCGGCGAATTTGGCAGCGGCGACAATGGGGTCGGTAAGGCTTGCAAGCAAAAGCGCAGGTTGTATATCCTCCGCGCTGGCGAGGCATTACCGAATATCTTGTCTTTGCCTACAGGCAGTCTTGGCGGCTTTAGTAAATATATCATGCGCCTATTGTCTAAGGGCAAAAAGCCCGGTATGGTTGTAACAAAGTTTGCGCTAAAAAAAGAACAAAATAGCGGCGGTATCAATTATAGCCAAGCGGTCTTGAGCGTGGATAGACATTTGTCGGATGACGAGGCGGCTGGATTATTGAGCCTATCAGAGCAGATGAAAGCGTTTGCGGGCAAGGTTGAAACGGTTGAGTCGGCGGAAGAATAAACGCATAATGCGAGGGGCGGCGGGCATTAGACTCGCTGCCCCAAGACTGCACGGAGGTAAAAGTGAAAGAGAGCCTTTTTGAAAAAGTCAAAAACACGGTGCGCATAGACGAGGTGATGCAGCATTTTGGAGTAGTGCTAGACCGCGCACTAAAAGCAAGGTGTCCCTTTCACGAGGAGCGGACGCCCTCGTTTTCGGTCAAGAAAAACGAGAATATTTTTAAGTGCTTCGGGTGCGACGAGGGCGGCGACGCGATAGATTTTGTTGCAAAAATAAAGGGTGTTGAGCCTTTGGAAGCGGCGCGGCTCTTGGCGGACATCTACGGAATAAGCGTTGAGAGCCAGCCGCACCACAGCGGCAAGACTAGGGGCGATAAGATACGCGGGCAGGAGCAAAAGAGCGGGTGTGTCGTAAACAGTGGCGCGAAACGAGGCATTAAGGACTATATCTTGCGCTGCCATGCCGCCGTGTCGCAGACTGACTACTATAAATCACGAGGTTTAACAGACGATACTTTGCGCCGCTTTTATCTAGGCTATGACGCAGAAAAACGGCAGGTCGTTATACCTTACTCGTCAAAATTAGAATACTATCAGACGCGGAGCGTCGGCGACAAAAAATTCTTTAAGCCGCGCACGGAGGACGCAGGTGCCGAGCCTCTTTGGGGCGGCGAGATGCTAAAAACTAAGGGCATTGTTTTTGTGGTTGAAAGCCCTATCTGTGCCATGAGCGTGGTTCAATGCGGTGGTGCGGCAATCGCTACTTGCGGCACTAGCGGCATCAATAAGATAGCAACGGAAATCAAGTCCAAAAAGCCTAACTGCATATTTGTCTTGTCGCTCGACAACGACGAGGCGGGGCGCAAGGCTCAACAGGATTTAGCAAATGCGCTCTTTGAAGAAGGGGTCAAGTTTACGACATACAATATCGCGGGCGAATGCAAAGATGCAAACGAGCTTCTTATTCATAACCCGAAGGCTCTTAGTGAAAAGGTCAAGGCGGCTGGCGTTGCGGCGCGGCGGGAGTTCAGTAAGCTCAAAAAATTGTTCTCTGCGGCGGAGCTGCAAAAGCGTGAACTAAAGTCGACGCGCTGGATAGTTCACGAGATTTTGCCCGAAGGGTTAGCGATTTTGTGCGCTCCTTCAAAATACGGCAAGTCGTGGATGATGATGCAGCTTTGTCTTGCTATTGCTACGGGTCGCCCTTTTTTGGAGCGAAAAACCGAACAGAGCGACTGTGCGTATTATTCGTTGGAGGACAGCCTTCGTCGCTTTAAGAGTAGGCTCAACAAGCAAATGAACGGAGCGTCTGCGCCGCGTGGGTTTATGGGAGCGGTGGAATGCAGAACTATGGCAAACGGACTCTTTGAGGAACTAACGGAGTTATTAGAAACCTATCCCGACATGGGTTTGATTATCATTGACACATTCCAAAAGATACGCGGCGGGGTGCAAAAAAACGAGAGTATTTACAGCGCAGATTATAGAGAGATGGGCGAGATTAAAGCGTTTGCCGACAAGCACGGCATCTGCATTTTATTGGTGCATCACTTACGGAAGCAGTCGGACGATGCGGATATTTTTAATCGTATCAGCGGGTCAATGGCAATCATGGGTGCAAGCGATACCTCGTGGGTCATGGCTAGAAAAAAGCGGGACGACACCAACACAACGCTTTCGGTAACGGGGCGCGAGGTTGAAGAAGTTGACCTCATTATTACATTTGATAAAGCATCTGTGCGTTGGGAGCTTATCGGCAATGCAGACCAAGAGGCTTCTAGGCTTGCTCGCGCTGAATATGAAAACAACGCAGTCATAAAAACTATAAAATCGCTTGTTGAGAAAAACAGTCAAGGCTGGCGCGGCAACTGCACGGACATCAAAACTAAGATATACGAGGAAACAGGTGTTTTGTATACCAAGTCCGTTGAGTCTATTGGCAAGGCTATAAATTACTACCAAGACAGGCTCTTAGCTGACGGCATCTTGCATACGGCGCAAAGGAACAAGTTTCATTTATTCGTCAAAAAGCAGTCAACGCTTTATGGCTACATGGAAAGCGAGGACTAAAAAGCAAGGAAAATAAACTCTAACCGTATCAACCGTCACACCCGTATCAACGGTATCAACCGTCACACCCGTATCGCTCTGTGCTTCTAGGTATCTATGCCTCTATATAGTAATACCCACAAAGGGGTTACAGTATCGTGTAGAGATTTAGTAGTAGAGCGGTTGATAGGTAGTGTGGTTAGGGGTCGGGAGTGATACGGGTGACACGGTTGATACGGTTGATACCGTTGAGACGGTTAGTATAAAAAAACGAGGTTTTTATGAAAGAGAAAGATATTATCAAGCAAATCCGCGATTATCTAAAACGCTTGAAGGCTGTTTTAGTTTTAAGATGCACGGCGGGCAGTTTGGCGCGGCGGGTATTCCCGATTTGATTATTTGCTATAAAGGCAGATTTATTGCCTTAGAGGTAAAGACGGAAAAAGGCAGGACGACAGTTTTGCAAGAGGCGACGCTAAGGCGCATTCGTGCGGCGGGCGGTATTGCCGAAGTTGTGCGGTCTGTCGCGGACGCGCGGGCGGTCATATCAAAAATATAAAAGGTAATTATGGCGATAGTAATTCACAAGTTGAATATAACGGCGGAAGCCTCGTTTGATATACACGAGATAGGTCTGCCGCATCTCGACAAACGCAGATTAAAGGCGGAGGTTGAGGAGTATATATTCCGCATGAACGCAAGCGGTCGCTTGCCGTGGTGGGGGTATTTTCGTTGTGATTATCTTTGTGAGGATAGCGGCAAAATGCTCAAGTTGTTTATTTATCGGCGGGAGCGGTTGTTGGTTATGCAGCATTGGGATTTAGCAGGAGTGTGCGAGGCTAAGGATTGGTCGCTTGAGGCGGAGGAAGATGGCTTGGTAAGAGCGTGGTTGCAAACGAAAATAACGGACTTGCCTGATATTGACGATTGGGCGGTGTCTGCTAGGGTATGGCAGGTGCTAAATGATACAGCAAAGACGGTTTTTGAAAATGTCTTGAAGGAGGTAGAAAATGAATTTGTCTGCAAGCGAGATAAAGAAGATGCTCAAAAGTTGGCATTTTTACAAAGCGTCTTCTTTGAATTTAGAGGACGACGCAGAACTAAAGCGAAAGCTGGGCGCGATAGAAAGCGTGATAAACGCTCTTGAGCTGGAGGATAGGACGCTTATTCGTATGCGTTTTTTTGAACGCCCGAGGTTGATACAATCGCAAAATGCCTGTATGTAACCGATAGGGCGGTGTATAAACGCATCAATCGCATCATTGGCGAGATTGTTTTTTGTCTGCGTAATGCGGTTTAGACGGCTTTTTGGTTGTATAAGTTCGCTAAGTTCAAAAAGAGTATCGCAGGTTCAGTCGGCTGAACCGCTACTGAACCAAATCGGCATTATAATTAAAAGTGAGGGGCAAGTTCCCCAAGATAGCGGAAGGCGCGTTTGGCTCACACAGTTGGTTGAGTAGTTAGCGCATGAGAGCGCACTAGCATTAGGGGCGGCAGATGCACCTTTCGTTATCTTACACGCGGACATAGTTTAAGTAAAACGCTCGGCATTCCTGTCGGGAGTTGGGGGTTCAAGTCCCACCTGTTCGCTCCATATTTTTAAGGGAGGCTTGTATGCCGTATAAACCAAAACAGCCCTGCGGTTATCCCGGTTGTCCCGAACTATCGGACGGACGGTATTGTGATAAACATAGACGGCAGGTCAATAGCAATTATAACCGCTATACCCGCGACGAGGATAGCAAGCGGTTTTATGGGAGTAAGGCTTGGGCGGCTACTAGCAAGCGGCAGCTCAAGGCGCATCCTGTGTGCGTTATGTGTATGCGGGCGGGTAGATTGAAGGTTGCCGAGATAGCCGACCACATTGTGTCTATACGCGACGGTGGTGCGCGGTTAGATATGACAAATCTGCAAAGCCTATGCCGCTCGTGCCACAATAAAAAGCACGGATAGTGGCGCAATGTAGGGGGGAGCATATCTCTACGGCAGCCGCCGCGACTAGCGGGCGGGGCAACCATACGAAAAAATTTGATTTCAAACGGGGTATATAGCGCATTTCAAACGCGGGGGCGGGTTTGGGTGCGGCGTGGTGCAAAAAAACGCCGAAAAAAGCAGCGCGGCGGCACTAAAAAGCGGTATACGGCGGTATAGTGGCGCGTGGCTGGCGGCGGCGCGTCAAAAATAGCAAAACGGAGGGCAATTATGGCAAAAGACGGAACTATGCGCGGCGGAGCGCGGGCGGGCGCGGGCAAAAAGAAAAAGCCGCTTGCAGAAAAGATACTTAATGGCAGCGCAGCGGGTACACCTGTTATTAACTACGATATAGGCAGCATTGGCGACCTATTGGGCGCGGATATGCCACCGCCCAAAGAGTATCTATCTGCAAAACAACAAAACGGCAGGGATTTAATCGCGGCGGATGTATATAAATCTACTTGGGAATGGCTAAACGAGCGCGGCTGCGCAAAGTTAGTTCCCGCGCAACTAATCGAGCAATACGCTATGGCAATCTCGCGTTGGTTACAATGCGAGGAGTGTATCAGTAAATTTGGTTTTTTAGCAAAGCACCCGACGACAGGCAATGCGATTCAGTCGCCTTATGTCGCTATGAGTCAGAGTTTTGGTAAACAGGCAAACCATTTGTGGTTTCAAATATACCAAATCGTCAAAGAGAATTGTTCGTCGCCTCACGGCGGCGGCACTCCGCATGACGACATGATGGAGCGGCTACTAACCGCAAAGAGAGGATAATCTATGAGTATTCAAATCAAAAATATACCGCTTGGCGACATTGTGCCTTATGGGCGCAACCCAAGAAAGAATGACGGTGCGGTGGACGCTATTGCAGAGAGCATCAAGCAATACGGATTTTTAGTGCCGCTTGTAATATCTAGCAAAAACGAGATAGTAACAGGACATACGCGCTTTAAGGCGGCAGGCAAACTAGGCTTAAAAACTGTGCCTTGTATTATTGCGGACGATTTATCGGAGGAGCAAATAAAAGCGTTTCGGCTAGTGGACAACAAGGTCGGCGAGATTGCCGAGTGGGATATGGATTTGTTGCCATTAGAGATTGCGGACATATCGGCAGACCTTTCGGCATTTGGTTTTGATAGCATCTCGGAGGACGAGTTCGGCGAGGAGTTTACGCTAGAGGACGGCGACAAAAAACCGTTCCAGCAAATATCGCTTACGCTGCATGACGACCAAGCGGCACTATTACTAAAAGCGATTAAGGCTGTTTATGATAAAGGCGAGGTCAAGGATTACGGCGGCAACGAAAATCATAACGGCAACGGAATGTATGAGGTGGTGCGTCAATGGGCAGAGCAAAACAAATTATCTTAAAAGTAATACCCTCGCAGGTGGCAAATCCCTTTATACTAAAACATCATTACAGCGGCAAGAAGGTCAATAATAGCGTCCTGCATTTCGGAGTATTTTTAGACGGCAAGATGCACGGCGTTATGAGCTACGGTCCCTCGTTAGTAAAGGCGCATATTATAGGGCTTGTGGCGGGTACAGGCTGGAATGAATATTTAGAATTAAACCGAATGGCTTTTGATAGCGTTCTGCCGCGAAACTCTGAAAGCAGAGCAATCGCGCTTAGTATCAAGCTAATAAAAAAATACGCGCCTCATGTAAAATGGGTCATATCATTTGCCGACGCTTGTTCGTGTGGCGACGGTGCGATATACCGCGCTAGTAATTTTGTCTTAACGGCAATCAAAGAAAACGAGGGGCTTATGCTACTGCCAGATGGCAGCGTGGTGCATAAACTAACGCTTGAGTCGCAACCGACAAACCCGCGTCCCGAATTAGGTGGGCGCACTTTTTTTGATGTAACGGGCGGGCGGTTTTCTATCAAAACATATATGGCGGCGGCGGGTGCAAAATTACAGCACGGCTTTCAGCTAAGATATATTTATTTTATAGACCCGACAGCAAGGGATAGGCTAACTGTTCCTATTATTCCGTTTAGCAAAATTGACGAGATAGGTGCGAGTATGTATAAAGGCGCACAAATAATTAGGAGGACGGAACATGGGCAGAGCAAAGGAAATCACGCTCAAAGTAATACCGAGTAAAATTGCCGTGCCTTTTATGCGGGCGCATCATTATAGCGGTAAGGTGGTCAATAATAGTACGCTACATTTCGGGGTGTTCTTAGACGGGCGGCTACATGGGGTTATGTCATTTGGTCCCAGCTTAGACAAATCTAAAATCATAGGTTTGGTGGAAGGCACAGGGTGGAATGAATTTTTAGAGCTTAATCGTATGGCATTTGATGCGGTGCTGCCGCGCAACTCTGAAAGCAGGGCAATCGCGCTGGCTATGCGGTTACTCAAAAAACACGCTCCGCAGGTCAAATGGGTTATATCATTTGCCGATGCTTGCTCGTGCGGCGACGGCGCGATATACAGGGCAAGTAATTTTGTTTTGACAGGCATCAAGGAAAATCTAAACCTTGCTGTTTTACCAAACGGCGACAAAATTCACAAAATGACGCTTGCATCTAATCCTGTTACTCCACGCAAAGAACTTGGCGGGCTTACCTTTTTTGATGTAACAGGCGGCAAGTACACATTCACGGATTATGTAAAGGCGGCGGGGGCGACGGTGCTGCCCGGCTTTCAACTAAGGTATATGTATTTTATAGACAAGAGCGCGGCGGCTAGGCTTACGGTGCCGATTATTCCATTTGATAAAATAGACGAACTCGGCGCGGGTATGTATAAGGGCGAGAGTATAAGTGTTGCCGAGCGGCGCGTAAAAAAAGAAAACCGCTAATATAATAATTAGCGGTCGCGTCCTACAAGGTAGTCGATAGATATATCAAAGTAATTAGCAAGTTCAATCAATCGCGGCAAGAGCGGGGAGCAACCTCGCTTCCAATCGCGCATATTTGAATCAGATATTTTTGTATCTTTTACAAGCCTATACCAACTAAGGTTGCGTTCTTTTAAGATAGATAATATTTGTTCGTGGAAAGGTAAAACGGGCTTCGGGGTGTATTGATAATCGTCTTGGATGCGTCCTGCTAAATAATCAATGCTACAAGAAAAGTAGTCCGCAAGGCGGAGGGTGTTTTCTAAAGTAGGATAGCGGTTGCCCATGCGCCATTGACGAACAACTGAACCTACAACACCGATAGCGTCACCTAGCTTATCGGTGGTTATGTTTTCATTTTCTTGCATTAGCTCTGTGAGCCGTTCGCTAAATTTAGGTAATTCTTTCATGCGCGAACCTCCAACATCTAGTATAGGGGAAAGTGCAACGCAAATCTTGTTTCGTTTTTCTTTCCCCTGTATATGTCGGCTATAATGCTTATGACAAAATCTCCTATATATCTACAATAAAATACAGGGGAAACTGCAACGAAACATTTGTCAGCGTTGCAGTTTCCCTGCTATACTATAAGTAAGGTTCGCGACCTAAATTTTCAAGGAGGTATAGCATACATGAGTCAATTAGAAAAACTTACAACGCAAATCGGCGAGTTTGTTTCGGTAGAAATAGAAGGCGTTGATAAAATTGAGTACACAAAAGACAACGGCGAACTAACCGCGTTTACAATCGTTATGAAAGATAAGAAGCGGTTTATACTAGCGATTAGCGAGGTCGCCTAATATATTATAACAATTTTGAAAGATTAAGTCGTTCGGACGCGGACGGCTTTTTCAATTTGTAAGGAGTTTTTATGCTAATAAAAAAAATAGAGGTCGGGCGGCTAAAGGCGGCGGAATATAACCCGCGTAAAGACCTAACGCCCGACGATAAGGAATATAAAAAGCTCAAACGCTCGATAGAGGAGTTTGGTTTTGTAGAGCCTGTCATTTGGAACGAGCGCACAGGCAATGTAGTCGGCGGGCATCAGAGGCTAAAGGTGCTTAAAGATTTAGGTGCGGAACAAGTTCCTTGTGTTGTGGTGGATTTAGACGACGAGCGCGAGAAGGCTCTTAATATCGCGCTTAACAAAATTCAAGGCGATTGGGACGAGGATAAATTGGCTGCGGTGCTTAGTGATTTGGAAGCAAGCACCTTTGATGTATCTCTGACAGGTTTTGATGCGGCAGAGGTTGACGAATTATTAAATCAATTTTACTCAAAGGAAGCCATTGAGGACAATTTTGATATTGACTCCGCAGCAGAAGAAATCAAGACTGCGGGCGCGGTAACTAAACGCGGCGATATATGGAGGCTCGGCGAGCATTTGCTGATGTGCGGCGATAGCACAAGCGCAGAGGATATGGCGCGGTTAGTCGGCAACCAGCGGGCGCAGGTGGCGGTAACATCACCGCCCTATGGGGTCGGCAAGGAATACGAGAAAAAGGGCATTGCTCCGTGGCTGGATATAATAAAGCCTGTTATTAAAAACATTACAAAATACGCGGATATAGTCTGCTGGAATTTAGACGACTTATATTCTACAGGAACGCAGTTTATAGAACCGACTAATGTATACTCGGTCAATTTTTTCTCTGAGTGCGGCTTTCGCCCGATATGGATTAGGATTTGGAAAAAGCAAGGCATCAACTATGGCGGCGCGCCCTATCATGTGGTTACTAATAAACCAGCGCGGCAATACGAAACAGTAACGGCATTCGGCGCGGCGGTGGAGCCGGAATACAACGACCAAGAATATACATGGCTCTCGGCGTTTGCGGGTCATAGTTTTAAGTTTGTCAAAAGGCTAACTAAGGACGAGCGCAAAAAGTGGGGATATGCGGGCATTTGGGAAATCGCGTCCGTTAAGGCAAACGATAAGCACCCTGCTATGTTTCCTGTAGAATTGCCGTGGCGGTGCATCAAGCTGCACAGCGATAGCGGCGGCGTGGTATTAGAGCCTTTTAGCGGTAGCGGCACAACCTTGATAGCTTGCGAACAAACAGGGCGCAAGTGCCGCGCTATGGAAATCACGCCCGAGTATTGCGATATAGCGGTGCGGCGTTGGGAGGAGTTTACGGGTCAAAATGCGGTAAAAATTCTTTCAAAAAAAGATAAAAAAGGCGAGTAAAAGCCTTGTCTTAAAAATACCCGCAGCGTAAGCTGTGGACACTTTCGGACAAGGAGGCTATTAAAAATGGCAAAACTAACAAACAAAAAATTGCTAGAAGCAAAAAACAATCAGTACGCTGTGTATACCTTTGGGGAAGACGGCAGACGGCTCGGTACGGTCGGCGGGTGTAATATCCTGCGCGTTATCGAGGAAGCGAAAGGGCATTTATCTTTTGTGTATTCACAAGAGCTGCACCACGCAATCGTACCGCGTGAACTTTACGAGGAGCTGGGACTTAGGGATAGCGCAAAGACGCAGGGTCCCGTTTGGTTTTGGCTGCTAGAAGTTGAGGCGGAACAAAAGCAAAGGGCTACATGGCAACAGGTAAAAAAGATTTATGACTATGCCGAAGCGTTGCTCAAGCACCAAGCGCAGGGAGGGCAGAATAATGAAGGCTAATTTTAGAGAATGGCTACAAGGCGGCGGCTTAACGCCGCTTGTAGTCGGCGAAAAAACGCTTATCCGTATAGTACACGACAAAAACTTTGACTATTTGTTTTGTCAAAAAACCAATCCTAAGGGTGCGTTTTATTATGCGGGCATTTACTGCAAGCAGGACGGGCTTTTATATGATGCGCAGCATGAGATTAGCGAGTTTGACGAAATAGCGGCGGGCGCGATTTTAAGGCACTAATGCAAAAGCTAACGGAGGATGTTCGCTTTGAGGTTGAGGCAATGGTCGGCAATGACCGCAAAAATCTTATTGTAACGGAAACTAGCGAAAAGAATAACAAAGAACTAGATACCTACACAAAGTATACGGCTGGCGAGGAGGCGCGAAAAAAGTACCTTACCTTGAATGACGGCGAGGAGCTAGAGCCTTTCAAATATGAATGCGGCTTTCAATCGCTACCTTTTAAGGACGAGGAATTTTTGGAGTATATCTTAGACTCAACGGCTTATGCCAAAAAACTAGCGAAGGTTTACTTTGAAAAAAAGCAAGAAAAGATATTGTTTGATTTTTTATCTGGCGACGCTTTGGCGGCGGCTTATGCGGTTATTATCTCTGACCCTAAAAATAACGCTCATATCGTAAGAAAAATTATAAGGGCGGCGAAATCGGTGGATGCGCAAAAGCTAACGGTTACAATGCGGCGCGGCGAGCATGAGCTTACTTTCAAAATGGATGCAGGTGTTTTGCAATGGGATTGTGGCAGGAGTTATAGTAGTTGGCGCATGGATGCGCAAGGCCGCCGAGATTTAGAAAGGTTGTTCGGGCGCGGCAATACAGATTTGAAACCACATGAGATAGTGCGCATAACCTACAATCGCGCCGCTATCTACGAGGCGACTCAAGCTATGGTTTGTCCGCATTGCGAACATGAATTTGTCGGCATAGTAGATAGCGACGAGCTAGGCTTGCACGGCGGCTGCCCAGAATGCGAGGGCAGCTTTGATGTAGACAGGGAGGGCGGCGAATAATGGCGACACTACTAAACGAGCAGCAATGGGCGGCAGTCGCAAAAGTAAACTGCGATAGTTGCGCGGATAAAGACGGCTGCGACCAAGTAAAATACGACTGCCCCAAAATGTGTTTTAAGACGCTAACGCATGATGCACAAGGCTATCTAGGCGAGGAGCAGGCGACAATGTATAAGAGAAAATTTTGCGGGGGCGGTGCTTGCAAATGGTGCGTTTCATGCGTTAAGCGTCCAAGCTGCTGTTGGAATGTGCCGTGTAAAACATGGAAACCAAAGGCTTGCCGTTGTCCTGAATATGAAAAGAAAGAATACTTGTTTATAGGTTCATACACGCCCGCAACTGAAAACAGCGACGAGGTTATCGAGCGCGGCGGCACGGAGCAAGGTATGGTATTTAAGGACGAAGACGCTTTTTTGAATCATACCGACAAGGTTTGCTATATACCCGAATTGCACGACACGACATATACGCGGCAGGACTTTTTGGACGAATGCGGCGGGCGCGCGGACTTTGCTGCGCTATGCTTTGAGGCGGTAGATTGGCAGTCGCCGTCTACTTGGGTGCAAGAACAATTTACAGAGGGCGAATGGGGCGACTGCGATAAATGCGGTTGGTTTTATGACCTATATAATAAGCCCGACGGCTACAAATGCGAAAACTGCGGCGCGGAAATCAAAGACGACGAGGACAACGATGCCGTCAAGCAACTACCGCTCAAGGCGCAACTTAACCCAATACTTGGCGAGGTTCGGAGACTGTACCCTAAGGGAGCGCGGGTCGAGCTTGTAAAAATGAAAGACCCTTATACAAAGCTAAAGCCCGGCGATAAAGGTACGGTTGAATTTATAGACGATGCCTCTGGCATTCATATCCGCTGGGATAGTGGCGAGGGCTTGGCGGCTATATTCGGCGTGGATATTATAAAGGTAGTGGAGGGCGACGCTAATGATTAAAAATAAGGTTTGTAATAGGTGCGGATGCAGGGTTTGGAAATCTAGCAATCCCGAGTACAAATATCAATGCTTTAATTGCGACGAAGATTTGTATAGTTTTGAGGTAAGAAAGCGCGGCAAAGACGAGCCGCCTAAATCTATAACGGCGGCATACAAGGCGGACGGCGAACTTGAATATCTAACGGATAAGAGCGACCACCCGCGCATCTTTGCTAGTCAAGCGGAGGCAGAGGAGCAGCTTTTGAGGGAGGGTATACCCGCCGACGATATTAAATATTTGATGTTTTTAGAGGTCGCATGAGGGTAAAAAAATTCTTAAAAAACTTTTGAAAAAGAGGGTAAAAAGGTTTGTCTTAAAACTATCCGTACCATAAGCTGTGGACATCAAAACAGGCGCGGCTACACGCGCCGCTAAGGAGTACACACAATTATGAAAACAACTGAAATGAGAAAACAAGAATTTGTAACGCTAATGAACGCTAACGGCTACACTTTGAGCGGCAAGCAGACTAGCAGAGGGTGCGACATCTATACGCGCACTTGGAATAGGTTAGCCAATACAATGTGGCACGGGCAGCAAAAATGCTCAATTACAATAGAGGTACACGAGGATTGCGGTTATCCGATAGCGCGGATTTATCACAATGGGCGCATGAGCGATTGCCGCGACTATTCCTCGCCAAAACGCGCAGTCAACGCTATAAGGGATATAGTAACCT